CAACAAGAACTTAAAAAAGCAACTAATAAAATCCAAAATATTTTAGATATAGGTGATTTTGATAGGTATGATGAGTGTGAAGATATACTTAAAGAAGCATTGTCTGTCGGAGGTGAAAAAGATAATGGTATCGATGTTTTTCACGCAATTGATGAAGTTTTAAGTGATGACTTTAGAAATCCTGTCCCTACCGGTTTAGTTGGTATAGACAATTTAATGGATGGAGGGCTAGCTAAAGGAGAATTAGGTGTAATTTTAGCACCTTTTGGTGTAGGTAAAACTACTTTAATAACTCGTATGGCAAATACTGCATATAATTTAGGTTATAATGTAGTCCAAATATTTTTTGAAGATAACCCCAAAGTTATACAAAGAAAACATATGACATGTTGGAGTGATATACCTTTGAATGAATTAACTGAAAGAAAAGAAGAAGTTAAAGCTTTAATACCTCAGTTTCAAGAAAAAGAAGGAAACTTAATATTAAAGAAGATGCCAAGTGATGGCACAACAATAAATCATATAAAACAATATTTAAGAAAATTAACATCTAATGGTACAAAACCAGATGTAGTTTTTATAGATTATATGGATTGTGTTGTACCCACTAAACAATTTAAGGATGAATATCAAGGTGAAGGAAATGTTATGAGACAATTCGAAACGATGATTTCTGAATTAGATGTTGTTGGGTGGACTGCAGTACAAGGTAATAGAAGTTCTATTGGTGCAGATGTAGTGAAAGCAGATATGATAGGTGGATCCATTAAAAAAGGACAAATTGGCCACTTTATTATCTCAGTAGCTAAAACATTAGAACAAAAAGAAGAAGGAACGGCTACTATGGCAATTTTAAAGTCTAGATTCGGTAAAGACGGTGTAATTTTCGAAGACATATTGTTTGATAACGGATCATTAAAAATAGATACAAGTATATCTAGTGACGTTTCATTCTTACAACACCAAAATGGTGAAGAAAAGAGAAAGTCTCAATTGGTTATAGATGCCATGAAGAAAAAGAGAGAGACATTAGGGGAAAATTAATAATAATAATTAAATTAAGTAGTTAAAAAATGGAGTTATCAAGCAAAATTTTATCAGATATTACTGTATATATGAAGTACGCAAAATATCTACCAAAGTTAAATAGAAGAGAAACGTGGAATGAATTAGTTACACGTAATAAAGAAATGCATCAAAAGAAATACCCGAATATTGCGGATAAAATAGATGAAGCATATAAGTTTGTATATGAGAAAAAAGTGTTACCCTCAATGAGGAGTATGCAATTTGGTGGGAAACCTATTGAAATTTCACCTAATAGAATTTATAATTGTGCGTATATGCCTATTGATCATATAGATTCTTTTAGTGAGTGTATGTTTTTATTATTAGGTGGAACAGGTGTTGGTTATTCAGTACAAAAACATCACGTTGAAAAATTACCGCCAGTGAATAAACCTTACGAAAAAAGAACAAAAAGATTTTTAATTAGTGATTCAATAGAAGGTTGGGCAGACGCAATTAAGTTATTAATGAAATCCTATTTAAATGGTAAAAGTTCTAGGATAGTATTTGATTATTCAGATATTAGACCAAAAGGTGCGAGGTTAGTAACATCCGGGGGAAAAGCACCGGGACCACAACCGTTAAAAGAATGTATTGTAAAAATAACTGGTATTTTAAGTGAAAAGGAAGATGGTGATCAATTGACTACTTTAGAGGTACATGATATTGTATGTCATATTGCAGATGCAGTATTGGCGGGTGGTATTAGAAGGGCAGCATTAATTAGTTTATTTTCTGCAGATGATCAAGAAATGATTGGTTGTAAATCTGGAAATTGGTGGGAGACAAACCCTCAAAGAGGTAGATCTAACAATTCAGCATGTTTAATGAGACATAAAATTACTAAAGAATTTTTCTTAGATTTATGGAAAAGAGTTGAATTGAGTGGTTCTGGGGAACCTGGTATCTATTTTAATAATGATAAAGATTGGGGTACTAACCCTTGTTGTGAAATAGCGTTAAGACCTTATCAGTTTTGTAATTTATGTGAGGTTAATGTATCTAACATTGAATCACAAGAAGATTTAAATGAAAGAGTTAAGGCTGCCGCATTTATTGGAACATTACAGGCGGGTTATACTCATTTTCATTATTTAAGAGATATTTGGCAGGAAACTACTGAAAAAGAAGCATTAATTGGTGTTAGTATGACAGGTATTGGTTCGGGAAGAGTATTAGGTTATGATATGGTAGAAGCGGCAAAAGTAGTAAAGAGAGAAAATAGTAAAATAGCTAAATTGATAGGTATTAATAAATCTGCTAGGACTACGACTGTTAAACCTGCTGGAACAACATCATTAACATTAGGTACTTCATCTGGTATTCATGCATGGCATAATGATTATTACATTAGAAGAGTAAGGGTTGGTAAAAATGAAACAATGTATAACTATTTATCCACTAATCATAGTGAGTTAATAGAGGATGATTATTTTAGAGGTCATGATACTGCAGTCATTTCTATCCCACAAAAAGCACCTAAAGGTTCTATATTAAGAACTGAATCACCATTTGATTTATTAGAAAGAGTTAAAACTGTGGCAACCCAATGGGTTAAAGGTGGACATAATAGTGGGTCTAATTCGCATAATGTATCCGCAACTATATCTTTAAAAGAAGAAGATTGGGAATTGGCTGGTGAATGGATGTGGAATAATAGAGAACACTACAATGGGTTATCTGTTTTACCATATAATGGTGGTACGTATGTACAAGCCCCTTTTGAAGACTGTTCTAAAGAAGATTATGAAAAAATGATGAAAACTCTTTCAGAGATAGATTTATCAAATGTAATTGAGGAAGATGATGAAACCAATTTAAGTGGGGAGTTAGCTTGTGCCGGAGGTGCATGTGAAATCACTTAATTAGTTAATTAAAAATAATTTTTTAAAAGGTGTCTTTTTGATACCTTTTTTTTTTATGTAACCTTTTCTTTTAAAAAAATTATTGTAGAATATTTATATACATATGGCAGATGTAAGATATATAAATATTGATTTCCCTTTTAGGAATAGTGAAAAGGGTTTTTACTTTAAATTAAATGAAAGTGATAAAGAAGCAATTAAAGCAGATTTATTACATCTTTTATTAACTAATAAAGGTGAAAGACTCTATATGCCTGATTTCGGTAGCGATTTGAAGAAGTTTATATTCCAACCTAATGATAATATTACCCATAGTGAAATTAAAGATAATTTAAATGAAACAATAAAAAGGTATATACCAAATTTAGTAGTTGATAGTATAGATTTTAAGAAAAATGAAATAGAAGAATTAATAATAGTAGAATTAAAATATACGGTTATAGATGGTACTTTCGCATCTTCCGATATTTTAGAGATAACACTTTAATTATGAAAAAGAAAGTAAATTACAATAGTAGAAATTTTGCAGAAGTAAGGGCAGAATTAATTGGGTTCATCCAACAATATTATCCTGAAGTGTTTTCAGATTTCAATGATGCATCTGTTGGTATGATGTTATTAGAATTAAACGCTGCGGTGGGCGATATGTTATCTTTCCACACAGATAGGATGTTTAATGAAACACAAATAAACTATGCACAAGAAAGATCTTCGTTATTAGAATTAGCACGAACTTTTGGTTTAAAAATACCGGGTAACAGACCTAGCATAACAATTGTTAATTTATCTGTAATAGTACCCGTTGATGAACAAGATGGTGATGGACCGGATTATAATTATGCACCTATTCTTTTAAAAGGTACACAAGTTACTGGTGCTGGGAAGGTATTTGAGTTACCAACAGATTTAGACTTTGCGTCCCCTTTTAGTAGTAGTGGTATCCCTAATAGAACAATAGTACCGAAGTTTAATCAATCGGGTGGTGTAGATAATTATGAATTAACTAAACAAGCTTTGGTTATTAATGGAATCACTAAAGAATATAAGAGAGTTATTGCTCGACCAGATTATAAACCTTTCTTGGAAATAATTTTACCAGAAGATAATGTTATTTCTATTGAAAATATTATTACGTTAGAGGGTACTAATCTAACTACACCACCAACACTTAAAGATTATACAGATTTTAGTAATAATTATTATGAAGTAAGTGCATTAGCAGAAGCAGAAAAATTTATAGAAGACCCTAATACACCAATTACCACTGAAGGTATATTACCAGGAAGATGGAAAAATATACCACAAAGATTTATGTCCGAATATACTGATAATGGATTTTGTAAAATGACTTTTGGTGGTGGAGAGATTGATACATCAGAATTAAATGATTTTATTGGTTGTAGAGGACAAATAAATGAAATAGGTAATTTTGTTAATAATAACTCATTGGGTGTGATACCCGTTCCTGGGAGAACTATGTATATTAAATATAGAATTGGTGGTGGTGCAGATAGTAATGTTGGACCGAATGTTTTGAAGGGATTAGGTGATGTTTTTATTATAACTCCTGGTGAAGATGCAACCATTAATTTAAATGTTAAAAATAGTTTAACTTCTAATAATCCAATACCTGCTATTGGTGGAAAAGAACAACCATCCTTAAATGAAATAAGGCAATTAGTTAAATATAATTTTGCAGCACAAAATAGGTGTGTTACAATAAAAGATTATTTATCTAGAATAAGTTTAATGCCTGGTAAGTTTGGTATTCCTTTTAGAACCGGTGTATGGGAACAAAGAAATAAAGTGAATGTTACAATATTGGCATTAAATGAAAATAGTCAATTAACTAACCAATCTACTGATACATTAAAAGAAAATATTGCAGAATACCTATCAAACTATAGGATGTTAAATGATTATGTTACCATTAAAGATGGAAGAATTATAAATCTTTCTTTTGAGATATCCATTTTTACTGATAAAACTACATCTAAAGGGGAAATTATGACTGATGTAATAGAATCGGTAGAAGAATATTTTGATATTGATAAGTGGGAAATGGGACAAAATGTTTATTTAGCACAATTAATTGAAAATATTAACAATGTAGGTGGTGTGTTAAACGTAACAGACATTAAAATATTCAATAAAGTTGGAGGAGAATATTCATTAAATGAAATATCCCAACCGTATTCTGACGATGCATCTAAACAAATAGATATTTCAGATGATTATACATTATTCGGTGAACCAGACGCAATGTTTGAGGTAAAATACCCAAATAGAGATATAAAAGTAAGGTTTAAATAGTTACTTTTTTACTATTATGAATTAGTTTTAAAAAAAAAGAAATTATGGGATGTAACACATGTAAACAAAAAAATGAAGATTATGATAACTCAAACGGTAACGAAATAAAGTTAGTTCCTGATAAAATTGCTAACGGACAATTTAATGAGATGAATATAATTTTAAAATTAACTACCGTTATAGTTATAATTGCGGCATTACCTTTTATTCTTTGTGCATTAAGTTTACAATTAATTTTAACTATGTTTACTCCAGTGTGGTTTGATAAAATAAGAAATAAATGGTCAAATTACTGGAGAGGTAATATGAGAAAAACCCAAGAAAAAATTATAGTAACTAAAAATAATGCTCAAAGACAAAAAAGAGAAAAGGAGTTTGAGGGTACACCTGTTTATACCTCAGAGATGTTTGAAGAAGTGGGGGTTGTAGAAAATAACGAAGAAAATGAATAAAAATAATTATGTCGAAATCTGTTCGTATAAGAACAACACCAAACGGAGAGGATAAATATGTTAAAGTCGAACTTAAACAAGATTTTGACTTATTAGAGATTCTAAGTTTAAAAATAAAACAATCGGATGTTTATGGGAATTTCTGTTCTAATCATGGAGTTGTTGCGGGTAGAGTAATAATTAATAACGGTTTTGGTGTACCAAATGTAAAGGTATCCATATTTATACCAAAAAATTCAGATAATCCTATTGTAGAACAATTATATCCGTATGATAGTCCTACACCCGATGAAAAAAACGTTAACGGTATAAGATATAATTTATTACCTGATACACAACAAAAATTAAGTCATACCCCCGTTGGTACTTTTCCGGATAAAATTAGTATTTTAGATGATAAGACTAATTTAGAGGTTTATGAGAGGTATTATAAATATACTACCACCACTAACGAGTCTGGTGATTTTATTTTATTTGGTGTACCTACGGGAAATCAACTTCTTCATTATGATATGGATGTTAGTGATATTGGTTTCATCTCTGCTAGACCTTATGAATTAATAGAACAAGGTATACCTAAAGAACAATTTGCCTCTCCTTTTAAGTATAAAAGTAGTAGAAATTTAGATAGTTTAACTCAAGTAATTAGTGCAAATTTAAACATTCAAGTAGAACCTTTTTGGTGTGATAGTTTAAGTACTGGTAGGGTATTGGGTATTACTAGAAAAGATATAAGTATTGATTCTTTAGAATTAATACCTACTGCCATGTTTTTTGGTAGTGTTTTATCTGACGATGAAAAAGATTCAGTAAACAAAAATTGTCGACCTAGAAAAAAAACCGGTCAGATGAATGAAATGATTACCGGTGGTGGTC